ACTTAAGTCTATACAACATCTTTATACACGCTTAAAAAGAAAACCCCCTGGGACAAATCAGGGGGAAAGAAATTAGCTTCTTTTTTAAGGCAAACAGAGAACGAGAAAACTGTCTACCTAACTACTATACACGTTGCATAAGCAAATCAAGCTGTTTCTTTTTGAGATCTAGCAAGGCTTGTGGATTAGAAACTTCAGGGTCTTTCTTTAGAACTTTCCCTAAAGTATCTGTTAGCAGCTCTCCCTGACGTTCAGTAAGTTCATCGCCCGCTTCAAGAGCAAGCAACGCATCAGTCAATTCTTCTGCACTAACCCCACGCAGTTCGGCTAGTTGCATAATCTTTTCAGATAGTTCAGTCATAGCTCTAACAGTGGCTGTGCCATCCGTAGCGGTATAAGCAGGGAAGGCAACACCAACACTAACTTCATGCACGTTTACACGCTTTAGCAAACGCTCACTAGGGGAAGCCCATTCATCTCCACCCGCAGGAATACGGAAGCCGAAACTAAACGCAGTAACATCCCCACGCTGAATACTCACAGCTGCATCACGCCCCGCCTGTGTGTCTGGCAGATCGGCTTCAACAAACAATCCACGCTCATCTTCCATAAGACGTAAAGTGCCTGCACGAGTGCTACCCAAAACAATACCTGTATCGTGATTCCACAAAAGTTTTACATCATTACGAGATTTTAGAGAATCGGCGAAAGCCCCACGCTCAATAGTCTCAATGAACGGCAACGGCTGTGAAGGTGAATTGAATACAGCTGCATAACCACGCAGGGTCATGCCATCACCTTCAGAACGAATCTCTAAATCCTGAACTGCAATACGCTGTTCAATGCCAGACTTTACACGCTCACCCCGATTATGCAATTCAACGACTTTCTGCGGATCAACAAAACGCACTGAATCTGTTTCTTCATCCATGTAATTTCCAGACAAATCTACTTCTGCAGGCACAACTTCATCAACAACATCTACAGGCTCACCCATAGAGTCCACAATCTCACACAACTCATAAACAGTTTCAGCGAGCTTTGCAATAGTTTCTAACGCATCGCCCTTCAGCTTATAAGCCTTATCCTGTAATTCACTCAAAACATAACCTTCCATTTGTCTAACATCAAGTTTACCTGCATCAACAACAACATCCCTAGTATCATCAGACAAACCATTGACCCAAGTCTGCCCAGGTGTCCCGCCCCACGCATCCCACGCCACTCTGCCTGGACTCGGGTAACCTTCTTCACCAGAGTTAAAACCTGTAGCACCCTTAACAGAATCTTCCTGACGAGCAAAAAAACTTATCATCCTGTTTACTGTTTCGCCTGAAACATCTGCACCCGAAGCAAGTTGAACAGCCCTAGCCCTACCAACATCAGTAAAACCATCGCCAGCCAAACCTTCACTGATCCACTGCAACGCACGTTTCGCAGCTACCGCAACACCCGCAGGCGGACTAAAACTTTCATTAGGGTCAACTGCTCTTTCCCCACCAACAGGGATACCTTCAGCTAAAGAAATAGCAACCATTTGTGCAATCGCTTCTGCCTTAGTTTTATGTTCCCCCAAAACTTCCCCATCATCTTTAACTGTGTTCCAACCTGTAGGAACTTGCTCAATAAAATAAGGCATTAAGCACCTGTCTCATAACTGCCATCAGGAACAGTCGTAGGGTTCTGCAACTGCACCGTAGGCAAACCAGTATGACCAATCTTAGGAAGCCCTAGAACAGTCAAAACATCTTCAGGAACAAACCCAAGAGCAATAAGTTTCTGTGCCATATCAACCTTAGTTTCATCTTCATTTAGTGAAGCAGCTGAAATATCTACGTTAGTTAGTGGAACACGCACAACATCGCCACCGTCAATAGGTCGCATATTCTCTTTACGTCTAACTTCGTTAGTGCTAAGAACACCGTTCTGCAACAGTTTGCTATAGCCTTCAATGCGGGTAGCGTAATCTCCACGCAACAGATCATCAGTGCTAAACGCTAGAAACGCTGAATCAGGTAGCAACTGACTAAACGCATCTTCAAGTTTCGCCAACCAAGGCCTAAGCGTATGAGTTACAAAGGCAATTTGCTTCTGCTCAATACTGTTGTAGCTCTGCCCACCATTGTTCAAACCAATCATGTCTGTCGGAACACGATACGCTCTAGCAACATCTTCAACAGCAAGCCTACGAGAATCCAACATCTGTGCCTGATCGTTAGCAATAGTAGTTGGCTTGAATACTGCACCGCCAGAAAGAATACCTGTCTTGTGTGCTTTACGGAAACCCTTGTGCTGACGGTCAAAGCTCTTAGCAAGGTTCTCTGCCTGTTCAGCGGTCAACGCACCAGGATACTCAATAACACCTTGAGTCAATGTTCCCTGCCCGAAGAAACGAGCTGCAAAACTTTCTAGGCTAATTGCTAAACCTATGTTTTCTCTAAGAGTGTCTATCGGAGATTTACCCCTAAACTCACCTGGCATCAAAATAGATCCTGAAATGTGTAGCACTTCATCACTAGACAAAACCTTGTTGCCTTCAGTTGTAGTGGTATAAAACTTTTGCCCCAACGCATTACGAGAAACCTGAACACTCAAAGGGTTCAAAATAACCATGTTTACAATCTCGCCACGACTATCTCTAAACAAACGCACAAACGCATTACCGTCAACAAGCAAGCTAATCATTGTTTGCTGCCAAAACGCTACACTAGGCATCGCCATATCAGGCTTAGAAACCCAAGCAGGCTTCGGGCGGTAAGGGTAAGCAATACCATCTCTACGAACATAAGTATCAACAGGCAAAGCTGAAACAGTATCGCTAATCAAAGACACACAAGCCCAAACAGCGTTTACAGTAAACGAAGTGTTGTAGTCAACATACGCTGAAGATTGTGTTTCATACGAAGTAAGATCACCTGCACCCCACAACGACTGAAAACTAATAGCCCTAGACTCACCAGACAAATTACCGAGCATTATTTACCACTCTTTTCCCACGCCAAACCAAACAACAAAACACCAACACCAGCAAGAACAATACCTGCAGGAACAAAAACTAATCCAGCCCCAACAGCAATCAACGCTATACCTGAAGCCTGTAAAATCGTAGGTAACAAAATTATCCTTAGAACGAAAAGAACTCTGGCAACGCCATCGTTTCTAGTTTACTTGTTGCTCTATCATAGGCGATAACAAACGCCACACCAGCGTCAATCTTGCGGGGAGAATTACGGCTTTCCTTCACAATGCGTGGCCCAATGTTATCTATCTTCAAAACACAGTTATCCAAATGCCTAGCCAACAACGGATTACCGTCATGCGTTAGCGTAGCTTCAGTAACAGAATCATAGACTTTAGAACAAGCTGCAACCATCCTGCGTGGAGATGTAGAAGGGAACTCAACCACAGGCAAACCCAAATCCTGTAGCACCGCCATAGATCGTTGCCAACGAAAAGGGTCAAAAGCAAGTTCCTTGACGTTCGGATGCGACTGGCAGAAAGCAATTAGAGTCTGCTCAACTTCAAGCGTGTCCACACGCCAATCATCCAAATCATCAGCCTGCTTTTCCCACGCCTTTACTAAGAAAACGTGCGGTTTATCATCCCTAGACTTAGGAACAGTAACCCCAACAATCGCAGTAGTGTCCCCGCTAAACGATCCGTCAATGCCCAACACAATCTCATCAAACTCACCCACAACAACATCAAGATCTGCAAGCGTGTCCCAAACACCTGCAGGCAACCAAGTATTTTGCGAGTTCACCCACTGATTACAACGCTTAGTTCTAAACTCCGCTTCAGGGGTTCGCTTCACCATAGACTCAAAATCTGCTTTAGAGTTCAAATCACCATAACCAGGATTAGCCTTAACCCAAGTTTCTTCTAATCTGTGATCGCTGTCCGCAGGTGCTTCCCACCATGCCATATAAAAACTAGGATCAACAATCTCACCACGAGCAACCTTTTGCCCATACTGATACAACTGATAAGCAGTGCTATCTTGCCCAGAGCTATCGCTTTTCACTCCACAAGTAGTAGTTGCAAGCATCATAGGTTGCCTACGAGAAGCCATAGAGAGCTGCATAACATCCCACATCGCTCTATCTTTTAATGCGGCTGCTTCGTCAAAAATGACCGCACTGGCATTTAATCCTTCCTTGGAATATGCTTCTGCAGATAGAACACGCCAAATAGATCCTGTAGAAGGCACTTCAATAACATCCCTGTAAATGTTGCACAATCCTGCAAGTTCAGGTTCACGCTCAATAATCTTTCGGGCATCACCAAACGTAATACGAGCCTGTTCCTTTTCAGCTGCACAAGAATAAACTTCGCCACCTTCATCACCATTAATCAAAAACCATAATCCCAACCCTGTTACAAGGGCGGACTTTCCGTTTTTTCTGCCCATTGACCATACTGCGGTTCGTTTCTTGAATAGCCCTAGCTCATCAAGTTCAAGAGTTTCTTCCAACAACTTCTCTTGCCAACCACGCAACTGAATAGGTTCACCCGCATTACCCGCAATAGAATCCTTAGTCAAAGTAACAAACGTGTTTATAAAATCAACCGCATCCGCACCCTTGCTTCCAAACTTGAGTTCACTAGGCGTAACCCAAGCAGGTGGCCAACTCTTATCAAGACTCAATTACAATAACTTTCTCACGCTCATCTTGTCGTTTACGCAACTGCTCCATCTTTGATTCAGCTTTGATTTCAGCCAACCCCAACTTAGAACGAGCATCAACAGTCAAACCAAGCAAACTCAAATTCCTTACAATAGCCACTTCCAAATCAAGCAGCTGTCTATGAGTGTGATAGTCCGAAGGATCAGCAACAAACTTAGACTCCAAAATAACTTGACGATCTAACTGCTTACAAGTCAACAACAATAACTCCACATCTGACTGCGGACTAATCCAAGTTTGACCTGCACCAAACACACGATTCCACAACAACGAGCCAGCCCAATCCAAAGGCTGATGCGGTTCAACCCTGCCAGACTGCAACGAAATAGTGTCGTTT